TTAGTTAACATCAAACCAATCACTGAAAATCAAAAACGTGCCGCTCAGGCATGGAAAGACGGCAAACATTTATTTCTCTATGGAGTTGCAGGTACAGGTAAAACATTTTTATCCCTACATATGGCACTTAAAGAAGTACTCAACGATAAGACAGAACAACAACGTGTCTATCTTGTAAGAAGTTTATTACCAACTAGAGATATTGGTTTTCTACCTGGTGATGAAGAAGACAAAGCGTTTCTATATCAAATGCCATATCAAAACATGGTACGATTTATGTTTTCAGCACCAACTGAAAATGCATTTGAAAGATTATATGTTGATCTAAGAAACCAAGGTACCATTGAATTTCTATCTACTTCTTTTCTAAGAGGTATTACCATAGATAATGGTATTATTATTGTAGATGAATGTCAGAATCTTAACTTCCATGAATTAGATACAATCATTACAAGAGTTGGACAGAACAGTCGAATTATATTTTGTGGTGATTTTCAACAAACAGACTTAAACAAGACTGCTGAGAAAAATGGTATCTTTGACTTTCAAAGGATTCTGTTTGAAATGGGTGAGTTTGAGAATATCGAATTTGACTTAGGTGACATCGTAAGAAGTGGTTTCTTACGTAATTATCTAGTAAACAAAATAAAGTTAGGATTGCACTATGACCAGACTTAAAGACCTAAAACAACTACACAAATACTATAAAAAGAAAGTAGAAGAAATGGAACGTGATAGAGATATCGATCGTTCATCAGACATGTGGAGAATTTTAAGAGACCACAAGAAACTTAAACTTTATTATAAAACGGAGATAGCAAATGCAAAACAATTGGATTAAATGTTTAGAAACAATACTACACCACGAGGGAGGTTACGTCAATCATCCGAAAGACCCTGGAGGAGAAACAAATCTAGGCGTCACCAAGAGAGTTTACGAAGACTTCGGTGGCACAAAAGATATGAAAGATTTGACGAGAGAAGATGTTGAACCAATCTATAAAAAGAACTATTGGGATAGAGTAAAGGGTGATGATTTACCTTCTGGTTTAGACTTGGCAGTCTTTGATTTTGGTGTCAATGCAGGTACAGGTCGAGCTGCAAAATATCTACAAACAATGATTGGTACTGTTGCCGATGGTGGTATTGGACCTAATACTCTTGCAAAATTAAGTGAGTATGTAAAAGAACATGGATTAAAAGAAACCATTGAAAACTATTCTAAAGCAAGACAAGAATATTATGAATCATTATCAACGTTTGATACTTTTGGTAAAGGTTGGACTAGACGAGTTAATGAAACTAACGAATTAGCATTGGAGATGATTAACTATTGACATTTTAGTTAAAGTGTGATATAATTATATTATGTTTAATCATTTAGAACCAGTACAATTACCAGAATTAAAAGCGAGGAACGTAGATGGCAAAAGATTCTATGAAACCGAAAACGGAGAAGCATATCCCTCAATCACAACCGTCTTATCACAACGAGATAAGAAAGGACTTATGGAGTGGCGTAAACGAGTTGGCGAAGAAGTCGCTAATCATATTGGCAGAAAGGCTGCTAATCGTGGAACTGCTGTTCATAATATGGTTGAGGATTATCTCAACAACGTAAACGAAGAAACCTTAACTGAAAAACACAAGAAGAACTTCCTACCTTGGTGTATGTTTAACGAATTTAAACCTATCCTTAACAACATAAATAATATACACACACAGGAAGCTCAATTGTTTTCTGAGAAATATACAGTTGCAGGTCGAGTTGACTGTATTGCAGAATATGAAGGTGAACTATCTGTTATTGATTTTAAAACAGCTTCAGGTGAGAAAAAAGAAGATTGGATTATCAACTACTTCATACAAGGTACTGCTTATGCAGAGATGTATGAAGAAAGAACAGGAATTCCGATCAATAACATTGTGATTCTTATCGTAACTGAAGATGGTGGAACACAAGTATTTAAAAAAGACAAAAAACAATACTTGACACCTCTAAAAGAATCCATAGAGGAGTTTTATAAATCAATCGAAAATGAAAAAAATAATTAGTATTATATTATGTTCATTTTTAATAACTTTCAACACACATGCAGTTAAATACAATCAACTTTTTAGTGATACTTTTACAGAGGTTGAACATACTGTATTATTCTGTGGAGAACCAGAAAAAGTTGCCTACTATCTCGGGTACAAATATCAATTACTACCTGTTTCCATTGGTCTTGGTCGTGATGAATACAATAACAAAAACCGTACCGTATTCTTTGCAGCCAGTTCGGATCTAAAGAAATTGGCATTGATGATGGTATATGATGGCAAATTATGTGTCCAATCGATTAGTGTTGGGCATGAACTATATAATAGGAGTGAATAATGCACAAATACACACACCGCTTTTATGAATTACTAGAAGAAATAAAAGCATTACACGATAAGAAACGACATGATTATGCTCAAGAAGCAGATCCATTTGCAAACTTTAGACTATCAGAACTAGGTGGTATTGATGCCTGGAAAGGTATTGCTGTACGACTTGGTGATAAGTATAGTCGATTAATGTCTTTTATACAAAAAGGTGAATTAAAATATAATGATGAATCAATCAAAGATACATTAATGGATAATGCGGTGTACTCTTTAATTGCACTTATATTATATGAAGAATCACAAGAGAATAAAGACCAAATGACTTTTACATTTCATGGACACGATGAACCAACAGCTTCAGTTGCATCAATGACTGGTTATACAATGGGTGGTGAACAAGGGTGACACCAAAAGATTTTGCAATTCTGATTGATCAGAAAGTTCAAATGAAACAAATGACACACATGGATGCTATCTTAGAATATTGTAAAGAAAAAGAAATAGAACCAGATACCATTACACATTTAATTAATCGCACATTAAAAGAAAAGATTAAATTAAATGCTGAAGAATTACATTATTTACCAAAGAGTGGCACATTACCAGTATGAACGTAACTTTAATTGACAAAATGGGCAGTGATGCAACAGTTGTCAATGCAGCTCGTGTATCATTTGCAAAACAAATCGAAGGTCATCGAGTTGGTCTAACACAAAAAGATGAAAAGTTAATTAAGTATCTAGCAGATCACAATCATTGGTCACCATTTGCTCATGCAAGTTTACAGTTTAGAATCAAGGCACCAATCTTTGTTGCCAGACAATTAGTTAAACATCAAGTTGGATTAGTATGGAACGAAGTAAGTCGAAGATATGTTGATGATGAACCAGAGTTTTATATTCCTTTCATGTGGAGAAAAAGACCACCAAAGAGTATCAAACAAGGGTCAAGTAAAGAAGAAGTTGAATATGATATAACTAGTGAAATGGGTATTTTAAAAAAATTATATAATGATATGATTGAAAAGGGTATTGCACCTGAAATGGCAAGAATGGTATTGCCACAAAACATGATGACTGAATGGTATTGGTCTGGTAGTTTATATGCTTTTGCTCGTGTATGTAATTTACGATTGAAAGAAGATACACAATCTGAAACAAGAGATGTTGTACATCATATTGAACAGGTAATGAGAGATCAATTTCCAGTGAGTAGTGAATATTTGTTAGATTAATGGATGGATTTGACGTTTACAAAACATATTTAGCAATCAAATTACATTTTACACGTGATGACTATAATTTTGATCAGTATAATGGTAGGACTCGGGCTTCTTATGATTCCTTTAGTAAAAGAAATGATCGCTTCTTTTTTCATCGTATTGCTAAGAAGTATAAGGCTGATATTGTCGATTTTCTTGTTTCTGGTTTTGTTGGCAATCATAACACATGGGTGGGAGACCTTAACTCATCTACAGCAGAACAAAAATATTTACAACACATCAAACGTAGAGATGGATTCTCTTACTATTTCAAATTAGATATGATGCATTTAATTAAAAAGGCAAACGGTGATTTCAATAAAATATTTAAATGTTACAAAGGTCAACATCCTATTCTACTCAAAAGTTTTCTTGCAAAAAAGATTGGTTTAGACACACTATCAGTTTTACAAAAGATGTTTAACTATTGTAAAAAGTTTGATAAAGAGATTGAAGAAAAGATTGTATGGCCTAAAGTGAGTTTACTTGCACGTAAATATACAACCTTTCTTGGTGAAAAAGATTATGATAAATTGAAAGAGATTATAAAACAATGCGTAGTTTCGTAATAGCAAACGGCACCAGTCGTTTACAGTTTGACTTGAAGAAACTGAAAGATATTGGTAAAACTTATGGTTGTAATGCTTTGTATAGAGATTTTGCACCAGATTATATAGGTTGTATTGATAGTCCTATCTTTGAAGAAATGGTTGCCAATAACGCTTGGTTATTTTCAAAGATGATTGCAAAACACAAATATGAAAGTGCTCTTAAAATGTTTCCTAAAGCGAGAGATCATATTCAATCATTTAAAGATGCATTAGGTGAAGACAGACATTTTGATACAGGTCAGACAATGTTAGACTATGCAGCTCGAAATACAAAAGGTCCTGGTAAGATTTTTATGTTGGGTTTTGATCTATCATATAAAATAGATAATGCAAAACAATCAACAAATCCAATGAACAATATATACAAAGGAACCAATAGTTATGCACCAGTAGATGCCTTAGAAAAATTTTCAGGTAA